CGTGCCTGCCGTTTTCGCAGGCACGGGGCCTCTGTTTACAAACCGCCAATGGTTCGCTAGTGTCAGCGATGACACGGAACGGACCCGGAAGGAAGAACCCAATGAAGTGGATCAAGCAGCCCTACGCTGGCGACGAGTGGGGCAAGCTGGGATACGTCGAGCTCGACAACGGCGACCGCGTGAGCGTCGAGGACGAGAGCGACACGCAGGTGCCTGGCACGAGCCGGGGCAACAACCCCATGACCGTCAACTGGAAGCTGGTGCGCACGCTGCTGCTGGCGGACAACCAATTCATGGAGTTCGCCTACGGCTGCCCTGACTGCTGGTACGCGGCGGACAACCCACGCAGCATCTTCCCGCACCGCAATGCTCACGTCACGCCGGAGGAGCGCGCTCTCAGGGCTGCTTCGAAGGTGGCAGCAAATGCCCGGCGAACTGCCAGGTCGAACAAGAGGCCGGCCTCGGCTGCGCCGAAGGCGCTCAAGCCGGCCCAGGAGAAGCCGCGTTCGGCCGTTCAGGAGCCTTCTGTGCTTCTCCAGGATGTGGTGCCGGCCATCAACGGTCATGCCATCTCGGATGCCTTGACCGCTCTCCGTGTCGTGCTCGCCCAGGCTGAGCGCGCCGAGACGGCTGAGGCCAAGCTCGCCGAGGCGACCAAGCGCGCCGAGACGGCTGAGGCCAAGCTCGCCGAGGCCAAGAAGCTGTTCGGCTGATGACCGCATTGCTGCTGCACACCGTGCTGAGCTGGGTGCACGATCAGGTGGAGCAAACGGCGACCGGCGGGGCTACTTTGCTGCGTCAGCCGCCGGCCATCTTCGCGTCGAACGAGGACGACGAACCGCCGGACGTGGTGAACGGGGACGTGGTAGTCGATGGCCCCACGTAAAGCGTACAGAGTTCCGTCGTTTTCCATTACCGTCCATGTGTGCACATCAGACGGCAACGAATTGGGCACAATTACGGTCGACTCGAAACAGGAGTTGGCGAACATCGCCGCCGCGGATTGGCGGCCGATTTTTCTCGGTGACAGATTGCGCAGTTTTCGCTATCTCGGTTATCGGGTTGAGCCGACACAGCGCGATGGCACTGTTAAAGCATTTCTCTGGGTTTCGGAAGCGGTGGTAAAGAAATGGAAATGACAATGAGTGACCAGATCAGCGTGGAACGCGTGCTGGAAGTCCTGAAGCAGGTGGTCGCGCGTGAAGGCGCGGACACCAGGCGCGAGTGTCGCTATGTCGTGGACGACGCGCCGCAGTGCATCGGCGGCACTGTCCTGTTCGAACTCGGTGTGCCGCTGACCGAGCTCAAAGAAATGGAAGGTCGTTCCGTGTACGCGTGGACCGACAAGACCGGTCGCGCGGTTAATCTGAGCACTTCTGCCGGTCACGTACTGCGTCGTGCGCAAATTGCCCAGGACGATGGGCTCACCTGGGGTGACGCGCTGGTGCACGCGCGAGCCTTCGTGGCGGCGAACGAGTCATGAGCGACATCCACGTTATTACCCCGCCGGAAGTCATGGAACTTTTGACGCGGGTCGTCGAGCGCGAAGGCGCAGATGTCAAGCGCGAATGCAAGTACGTGGTAGACGGTAAGGCTCACTGCATCGCCGCCTGTGTATTGGTCGAAGCGGGCATGCCCTTGGACGTCTTTGCCGAATTCGAGGGCAAGTCGGTTTTCTATATGGGTACTCGTGTCCTTGCCGGATTCACGCTCACCCAGGATACGGCGGAGATTCTGGATGCGGCACAGTACGAGCAGGATAACAACAAGACATGGGGTGCGGCTCTCGTCGCGGCTCGGGGCAAGTTCGACGAGGTGACGCAATGACCGATGGCAAACGTATCGTGACCGCTGACGAGATCGTGATGATCCTGGAACGCGTGGTTGAACGCGAAGGCGTGAATACTAGACGTCAGTGCAAGTACGTGGTCGACGATACGCCACACTGCATCGCGGCGTGTGCATACGTCGAACTGGGCGTGTCGGTGGCAACCCTGAAGATGTTCGAGCACAAGACCGTGTGGTTTATCGGCGCTTACATTCCTGGCGGTCCCGAACTGGACGCCCAGGCGGTCAAGGCCCTGGATTCCGCGCAGTTCGCGCAGGACAGTAACCGAACGTGGGGCGAGGCGCTGGAAAGTGCACGATCCTACCTTCGTGATGGCGTGTCAGAAAGGTGGCCGGCGGTCGTATGAGCACGCTCATTACCAAGACGCAGGTGGTGAATACCTTGCGGGCGCTTGTCGAGCAACACGGCGCGGACACCATTCGCAGCAATCAGTATCTTAATGACCGTCTTGGCGTGCCGAACTGCATCGCCGGCTGCGCGTTCTTTTCGTGGGGCATGTCGCTTCAGGAGCTTGCCGCCGCCGAGGGCGCATGTGTTGGCGAGCTTGCGGAAAGCGGCTCTCTTGGTGACCTCGAATTTACCGAGGCGGCAATAACTGTTCTTGGTATTGCGCAAGATGAGCAGGACGCTGGTCATTCGTGGGGGAACGTGTTGGGTGCCGCGCTTGACGCGGCCGAAGGGTGGGGTAACACCGAATGATCAGGATCGACGCGACGCGGGCCCTCGATCTACTGGACGCCGCCGTACGCGCCAAGGGCGAATACACCACAGCAAGCGGCATGTACGTGAAGCAGGGCGAGCCGAATTGCATGGCGGGCGTTGCGCTGCACCTCGGCGGCGTGACGATCGAACAGCTGAAGTTCATTGAGCTGATCCCGTTCGACCAGGCCGTGGGCGAGGGCTACACCCGTGATTTTCTCGACATCACCGATGAGGCGGTCAAGATCTTCCATACCGCGCAGATGTCGAACGACAACGGCGAAACGTGGAGCGTTGCCCGCTGGCGCGCACGGCAGGAGTGGCTTCGAAAATGACCGAACACATCACCGTAGGGCGTGCCCTAGAGTTGCTGGAACGCGTGGTCGAGAAACATGGTCCCGATACGACACGATCATGTGCGTACGTTGTCCGCAGGGATGATGAGCTCGTACCTTGGTGTATCGCAGGGTGCGTTTTCGCTGAGGTCGGTGTGCCGCTGGATGACTTGTACGGCCAAACAAAGACCGTATTCACCCTCTGGGAGTCTGACGAGCTGGATGACGTGGTAGACCTGGCTCCTCACGCGGCATTGATTCTCAATATCGCACAACGGATCCAGGACGAAAATTCGTCGTGGGGCGAGGCATTGGATGCAGCGCGACAAAAAGCGCGAGAGCTCGGTTACGCGTTCGCTCCACTCCCGACGTAACTGCAAAAACGAAACCCCCGACGCGGAATTCCGCGTCGGGGGTTTCGCGTCTCCCCGAATTATCGGATCGTCCCCACAACAATCCGACACCATGCCCCTGGATGAACCGACGAACGGGCAGGGCCGACTCTACCACCCCTGCCCGTTCGCAGTCCCTTCAGGGCCCCTTGCCTTCTACCCGCTCGTACCGGATCTGCCGGTTGCCGGCGTCGATCTCTTTCAGGTATCCAGCCTTCACCATTTGATCGAGCACATCAGCGAGCACTTCTCGTCGCGCCCCCTTGGCGTTCTGGGTGATAGCGCGTCGCGTGTTCTTGCCGTTGGCAATCCAATCGTAGATCTTCTGCATGGTCTCGACCTGCTCATGTCCATAGCGGCCGATGGCCTGCTTTTCGCGGGCCTTGTCCTGGGCGATGGCGAGCTTGCCGTCGCGCTGCCGGCGGTGTTCCATTTCCAGCAGCTGCTCACGCACGAGCGCCGATGTGTCATATACCGTGGTGGCCATATTCCAGTGGTCTTCGTTCACGTGGTCGTGGCCATCCAGGTAGGCGAAGATCATGGCCAGCTTGCCCAGGGATGCCGGCTTCTGCGAATCCTGTTCGTCGACAGCGATTTGCCCCGTGCTCTTGAGGTAATCCTCCTCGCGTAGCCGCCGGCGAATACTGGCGTCGAGGGTCATCGGCATGGGTGTGAGATCAAGTGTCGTCGAACCGCCGATAAATGACGGTGGCGCAAGACGGATGTGACTCGGGTGAATAGGGTGAGTCAGGACGTCATCAAAAGGTCGATCGACGTCCGTGAGCTTCATCGTGGGGTCAATGACGGAGAACCACAGAAACCGCTGCGGCGTGCCGAGCGACGGATCGGCGAGCAGTTCGCCGGCCACCTCGTTCTGCATGCCCATGACCAGGCCGAGGTTGTAGGTGCCAGCTTCGAGCTTGCGCTTGCGTTCCTCGGTCGCGTTGGACTGGCCGGCGTCGCTGCCGGACCACGCGCTCCGGAGAATGACGCCGGTCATGTTGCCGACGCGCTTCTCCATTTGCAACAAGCCCTGACCTTCGTCGAGAACAAAGAGCTTGTTCGTGTGAACCTGTGCGCGCTCGGTGGTGAACTTCAGCGTGTTCGGGTCTTGAATCTTGGTTTTGCCCCAGAATGCTTCGACGAGCCCTTCGCCAGTGGCGAGCACTTCGGACACGATGTGTTCGCGGTACAGTTTCTTGGCAACCGAAGTGCCTTTGGTCTTTCCGCGTCCTGACGGGCCCACCATGATGACGTACAACGACGCGGTCAACGGCGAGCCGATTGAGGTGTCCAACCGCAGGCCCGGCGGAATTTGGCTGGCGACAATCGCCAGGTAGCTCCCCAGGACCGCATCCGCTGCCGCCATGCGCTCGTGTGCGATACGCCGCAGATCCTTCAGCCACACACGCTGCTCGTAGAATTCAACCGGGAGCGTGGCCAGAACTTCGACACCGGCTTCGGTCAATTCCACCACTGGCGGCTCGACGACCGTGACCGGCGGTGCGATGGCGCGCTCCGCCTCGGGAGCGCTCACGCTCTCGGTAGCCGCAGGTGCCGGCGGAATGGGCGGGGCAAAGATGTCGGGCGCGGGCGTCTCGACGATCGGCTTGGGCGCGGCGAAAGGATCAGCGATGCCCGTATTGACGAAAGGGTCGAACGCCAATGCCTCGCTCGGGTTCACGGGCAGTGCGCGCCCCTGACCTACTGTGCGATTTCGCGCCGATCGCCACACCTGTTCGAATTCGGCGTCGCTCTGACCGCCGCCATGCGGGTGTGTTGCTCTGCGTGCTCTCGCGGCGTCGTGCAACGTTTGATAGACCTGCGCGACGGTGAATGTATTCCACGGTGCCTGTGCGATTTCGATCGCGGAGCACGCCGATTTGAACAATGTGTCGTTGCCAGTACCCGGCACTGCGTCACGGTATTCAGCGGTGACGATTTCAATCGTGCTCTGGGCGTATTTCTGTGCACGCTGCGCCTCGCTGGCCGACAGATCGGCCGCTGCCGGCAGATCCTCGATGGGCGTGGCGTCCGGGCCGGCGACATCACCCTGGGCACGCAGCAGATCCAGCAGCGCGGCCGGTGCGGCGGCGATCGGTGCGTTAACCTGCACCACGTACGTGCCGTGCGGCGTGACACTGGGCGGCGCGACGACCTGGCCGCCGTCGCCACGGATGTCGAGTCCGGGGCCATAGCGACGCAACAGCTCTCGATTCGCGGAATTCCGGATCGGGAAGTCGGGCACGGTGAAGTAAAAGTGGTAGCCGCCACTGGGCGTCTTGACAACATACGTTTCCGGCAATACGCCGATGTCGGCCTGGAGCTTTTGCAGGGACTGAAACCCGCCGGCCTTGGGGTCGACGTCGAGCACGAAGAAACCGCTGATCACGCCGGTTCGAATGCCGACGTTGGCGTGCGGCGTCTCCTCCACCCAGATGGAATGCACGTCAGCCACCGACAGCCGGCCACCCGATGACCAGCGCTTCTTCAGCGGGTGCTTTGCGGCGGAGTCACCGCCACACGGGTTCGGGCCGTCGGCACACGAGCAGCCGCCATCCACACCCCAATGGAGTGGGATGACCGCCCAGCCACGCGTTGCATAGTCGCGCGCCATGGCGTACGAATTGCTGGTAATATCGGTCACGGGTATCCTTTAGATCCATGATTCTCAGCATGTGATCATGCGCCGCCTGGACGCGGGCCAGCGTTCGGGCGGCGTTCCGCATCACCGTCCGCCTTCCTCGGTCACCTCCTTGGACCATCCATCGTCCCTCGTGCTCATCTCGACCAGGGCACGACTGCCTGGATCTAAGGCATCGATGCCCGCCTGTACCAGGTCGCGCAGCACGGCCGCCTTGGAGACGCCGCGCAGGCTCGCGTACGCCTCGACAAAGTCCCCCATCTCGTCCGTGGCCATGATGATCAGCTGGCGCGGGAACTGCTTCGGTGCGTGCCAGCGGTCACGCTGTGCCGGCACCTCAATCTGAGGGGTGCTCATTTCCCCGTCCTCCCTGCTCGTGGGCGTGTTGACCACCCTACAGGACGAACCATTGACCCGTCACTAGTGATCACGGTAAGGTGGTCGAGCCGGCGAGGGCCAGTGATTCCGTGTAACCCACAGTGGAGACGCCCCCGCCGACACCACGACAGACCGATTCGGAAAGGTGACGGAGCGTGACGGACGAGCCCCTGAGCGACGCTGCGCTGGCCGCCGCGCAAGAGCAGGACGAGGCGCGTAAGGCCGCTCGGGAGGCTGAGCCGCTGCGCGAGTGGTGCGTGGACAGGGGAAAGACTGACGGAGTCGTACAGGTTGTTGCGCATCGGGTTTTCGATGACACTGATTCGTATTTCAGCCTGTTCACCACAGTCCCCAGCGTGCGGCGAGTCAGGTTTATCGTATTCCGTTACGGCTGCGAAGATGTCGTGGCGATGTTTCGCTCTGACGACGTGCGAGCCGTTTACGAAATCAATGCGGAGCCGATCTGATGTACAGACTTTCTGTTCTCGACAGCGACGACACGCACCACGTCATGGAATTCCCCGACTACGCCTCGGTCGTCCAGGCGATGCTCGGTCAGGTGCCCTGGCACGACAAGCCGAAGGTCATGACCGTCTATGAGCTCGCGCCGTTCGAGCCGTCCACGTGGTCCCAGGTGGCCGAGGGCGATGAGGTCTGGGCACCGAACAACACGGTGTGGACCGTGGAGGAGACGGTTGCCGCGCCCGGTGGTGTGACCGCGTACAGGATCACGAACACGCTCGATCCGAAGCAGAGCACCACGACGACTCCTCAGCCGCACGCCGAGGTGCGCCGTCGCCCCGGGCCGGCGAGTCAGGTCCGGCAGATGCTGCTGGACGCCGGAATTGCCACGACGTTTGTGAGGCAGCAGTGACTAAAGAGAGGGTCGAACCGCCGTCGTGGCAACAGATTGCGAGTTATTGGACGGGTCGAAATATCCCCGGGTCTGACAAGGATGCATGCACCGATTCGGATGAACCGTCCTGCTTTGCGTGCGGTTGGCACAATGGCGGATCGGATGCTTATACACGACCGGCAAAAGGGCTGGAACGTGCACATGTAGTTCCGCATTCCCGAGGCGGTTCAAACGAAGTTGATAACTTTGCATTGCTTTGTAAGCGTTGTCATCAGGAAGCACCAGATACTGCCGATGCTGCGTGGTTCTGGCGCTGGGTAGCGAGACATCCGTACGACGGTTCTCCTTTTTTTCGTGCTTCCAAGGAATTGGAAGAAATTCTCGGTTACCTTACAAAGGAAGAACTGACGGCGGTGACCGAAATTTGCGAGCGAGACGGCAGGGAGGTTTTTATTGCAAAACTTGCTTTAGCAGCTAAAACTTCCAAAGCTGTTCGTCATTTCGGTTTTGGTTTTTCCGCCTCAACCAAAGCACGGTTACTCGTCGAGGTACTGAAGAATGAAACTAAGAAAGAAGATCCCGTGAATGCGGATGATCAGGTCACCTTGGCGCAGGTTATTCTCGCTGCGTTGCGCGAAGGTGGCTACGTCGATCCCGATGACGACACGGTACCGTTCTGGCCGCGTCGATCCGGTCGTGAAGATCGGCATCTCGTGTGGGTGGCTCCGACAAAGCTTGCTGCCGATGTCGTGGCCGCCCTGCAACCGCACGTGACGATTGTGCGTGACATTCCCGAGAAGCCATGATATAATACTTCACGAAACGTGGAACCGGAAAAGGAACGAGCCATGGCGACCGAAGGCGAAAAGCTCGCTACTCAGGCCATCGATGCCTTCCTGGGTAGTCAGCGAAACATTACCCAGCGACTAGTTGAGCTTGCCCGCGATCGCGCTCTTGGCGGCATCCGGGAGCGTGCCTTGTGGGCTGCTGCTGAGGGGCAGAAGATTTCTGTGGCCTTGGTCATGCAGTGGTGCGTAGAAGTCGAGGAGCGTATGGAACGAGAGGACGGCGAAGAGTCGTGACCGGCCCCGGCCAGCTCCTCCAGCTGCGCGACTACCAGCAGGAGACCATTGACGCCATTTACGCTGAGTGGGAGAAGGGTGTCCTTCGTCCGGCGGCCGTGCTACCGACTGGAGCGGGCAAGACCGTCATTTTCTCGCACCTCGTCAAGCGATTCTTGACCGAGAATCCCGACAAGCGTGTACTCATTCTGGCGCACACCGACGAGCTGGTTGACCAGGCTGCGAAGAAAATCAAGGAAGTCGCGCCACACCTTCCTGTCGGTATCGTCAAGGGCCCGCGTAACGACGTCTGGGCTCCGGTCATCGTCGCATCGGTGCAGTCTCTCCGTCGCGAGGAACGTCGCAGGCAGATCGCCAATGTTGGTCTGATTATCGTCGATGAGTGTCACCACGCGACCGCTAAAACGTATGTCGACGTTCTGACGCATTACGGTGCGTTCGGTCCATCGGAAGAATCTTTCTACGATTACGGCGCGCTTGGTCGTGACTTCTTTACTTATACGGTCGGCTTCACGGCCACCTTGGCACGCGGTGACGGCGGTCAGTTGAACAAGGTCTGGCAGTCTGTTGCCATTTCGCGCGACATTCTGTTCATGATCAAGCGCGGTTACTTGCTTGACATTGAGGGTATTTCGGTCGAAATCCCCGACCTTGACCTGGATTCGGTCAAGAAGTCGCGCGGTGACTTCCAGGATGGCGACCTCGGTCGCGCCATGACCGAATCGCTTGCGCCGGAACTGATCGCCGACGCGTACGTGAAGTACGCCAAGGATCGCCCCGGCTTGGCGTTCTGGCCGACGGTCGAAGCGGCGTACATTGGCGCGGAGGCGATGAACGCGCACGGCATCGTCACGGGCGTGGTGCATGGCGGCCTGAAGATGCACGAGCGTCGTGACATCTTGGAGCGCTTCCGTCTCGGCAAGATTCAGGTCGTCAGTAACTGCATGGTGTTGACCGAGGGGTTTGACGCGCCGTGGGCTGAGGTTGCCGCCCTCGCTCGCCCTACCCGGTTCGAGGGCTTGTTTCAGCAAATCGTCGGTCGCATCCTGCGTCCCGATCTTGAACAGAAAATAGAAGATCGGAAAAAGGCTCTACTGATCGACGCGGTGGGCGCGGGCGCGAATCACGGCTTGCGTAGCTTGGTTGACCTGTCGGATAAGCCGCTTGTCATCCGCGAAGGCCAGTCCCTCATGGAGGCGGCTGCCGCTGCGGAAGAAAAGATCGAGGTTGCCCCCTATAAGGGTCCCGTCACATTTGTGGCGTTTGACCCCGCCAAGCGCGCAGAGAACAGCAAGCGCGCATGGATGCAAACGAAGGGCGGCACGCGCTTTCTTGCCTGGGGAGAGAAGCGCTACATTTTCTTGGTGCCGAGTACGCTTCCGGATGTCGATCCGGATAAGTGGGACGTGGCGTGGTGCACCAAGACTAATGTCACATATCCGACGCCCAATGGTCCCCGACTCGGCGATTTCACTGAGCATCGCGGCATGAGTCTTGAATACGCCATGAACTGGGCTGAGACGATGGTCGATGAGCTCGGTGACAACGACACGGATTACGGCAACAAGAATGCGCCGTGGCGTAAGCGTCCGGCCCGCGAGAAGCAGCTCCGCTATGCACGCCGCCTTGGCTGTGATGTGCATGAAGGCATGACCGGTAACGAGGTGTCGGTGGCGATTGACACCGCTATTGCGTCGCCGCGTGTAGATTACTTCGTGGCTCGAATCCTGGAAATCGGGAAAGGACAGTGACCGACACTAACCCTGCGCACCGCATGTGCCAAATTTGCGCAGAACGACATCTCGTAGCGGCTTATGGCGAAGAATGGTGGAATCACGACTTCGGCCATGACACGCAGATCTGTCCACCGAACTGCATACACTCTGAAAGGACAGTGACAGCAATGGACCAGGAATACGGATTGCAGTTCCGTCACGAGGATGATGAGGGATGGCAGTGGGTGGTTGAGAATGGTCTCAACTTCCGTTCCAAGAGTCGTTCGACGATCGAGAACGAGAAGACGTTCCGGGAAAGTCTCACCAGGAATCTCGTGTACCGCGTCGTTGAGCGCGACGTGTCGGACTGGAGGGCGAGCAGTGGAGCCAGTAACTGAGTACGCCATTCAGTTATGGAGCGGCACCCTCGACGGAGGCTTTTGGTCGGAATACGAGGAATGGGGTGATGGTCGCACTACGATCTTCGAATCGTCGGTAGACGCCGAAGCGCGGATCGTTAAGCTCAAGAAACGTTTTCCGAATGCCACGTACCGCGTTGCCAAGCGTATTAGATCAGACTGGGAGCCAGCGTAATGGAGAGTGAATGTTGCAATGGAACGGGACTCGCTGACTATGCGGCGGTTCCATGTCCCAATCCACGATGCCCCGTTCTGAAGGAAATGGAGAACAATAACCGCGAAGCGGAACGTAGATGCAATCAGGAGGAAGACGAATGAGACGCGCCATTGACTACGCGCACCTGATCGGCAAGTACATCAGAATGGAGCGCGACGATCCGATCGAAGGCCCTGCTTTCCATGGCATGGAGGCGTTCATCGTCGCGGTGTGGGATTTCACCGCGCCCGACGGGCGGCGCGGCGTCGAGATCTGCGGCGATGAGGGGTTCGGTTACGCGATCTGGGAGGCCGAGGAAGAGGAATGGCACTTCGCCATCGCGGCTAATGAACCGGCGATGCGTGATATGTGGGGACGCATTCCACAGACATTCGGTACGGCACAAAAAGTGAGGGGACTCGGTAATGAGCAGCGAGGCGATTGAGCCGCAGACGACATACACCATGTCGATTCAGATCACGATGTCAACAACGGCCGGCAAAGCCAAGAGCGGTAGGTATGATTACTACGATCTTGACGTGCCAGCGAGCGGTCCTGACGTGATAGTCGACTGGACGTCGACTCAGGGGTCATTGGACACGTTAGCCGATATGGCACATCATGTGGTTGAGCTGTATGGCGGCACTGTGACGATCATGCACAATTCGCCGCTGGCCATGATCCGCAGGTCGGAATCAACGCTGGATTGCGCTGACGACGATGGGCACTGACTGGTCATACATCGGACGGCAAGCCGCCTCGATAACGCACGGTCGTGGTTTATGGTGTCCGCACGGCCATCATGTTTTGGTCCCTGATCCGCACGACAGTTTAGACCCTCCGCGACTCATGCCAGCTGATCCATGGCCGTGCCCGGGAGAGGATTGTTCATTGCAACACGCAAACGCAGAATTGGCGATGGCGTGTGGTATTTATGACAACGATCTCTGGGAGATTTTCTGCGAACTGATCTATTCGACGTGGCGTAAACCATTGTGGGATGAGTGACGATGACTAAGCGCACGCACATCAATGGCGTACCAGTCGAAGAATGGGGCATGTGGTGTGCTCACGGAAAGCACGTCATGGTGGCCGACCCCAGCGATGAACGGGAATTTCCCGACATGGTCATCGCCAATCCGTGGCCGTGTAACAAGTGCGCACCGGAACAGCTTCAGGCAGAGCTGAGCGCCGAGGCGGCGGAGTATGATCAGGACCAATGGCGTGAGTACTGGAACACCGTGTGCTAAGGATGGCTATGATCGATTTCCCCGGGGACCCGTTCGCCCCACCGAAGGCGGCAAGACCGGAGCTCATTAAGAATGGTCGATATTACCTGCCGCCGATCGACAACCCCACGGGAAAACCGGTTGCTCGTTCTCGCGTCACCACGTTCGTCAAAGCTGTCAGTGATACGTGGGCTTTAAACCGTTGGCAGCAGTGGCAAATGCTGGTCGGCCTGCTGCAACGCGAAGATCTGTATGACCTACTGCGCACACTTCCGACCGATGACAAGGACGGTATTCTGGAGATCGCCGACCGGGCAATGGAGGCGGCCAAGTCGAATCGTGTCGGCTTTACGTACGGCGAGGGCGGTAACGAAACCGGCACCGCGTTGCATGCATATACTGATCAGGTGGACCGTGGCGAGCTGGTGACGGCGCGGTCGATCTGGGCCCCCAAGCTGGAGAATTACACGAAGGCGTTGCGAGACGCCGCTCTTGAAGTGATGTTCATTGAATGTCGCGTGGTGATCGAGCGGTTTGGCCTTGCTGGCACGTTTGACCGCGTGCTCGCCTACGCCAATCCATCGTCAACCGTCAACCCGCTGTTCATTGGTGACCTGAAGACGCAAAAGAAGTTCTATACCTGGTGGGAAATCGCGATGCAGCTCGCGCTCTATGCGCACGCTGACGCGATGTGGGACCCCGAGAAATGGTGCTACATCGACATGCCACCCGTGTCGTGGGACATCGCGATCGTGGCCCACATGCCGATGGTGCATGACGGCGATGACCCTGACCGGGTGCAGCTCTATGAGGTCGACATCGCCGAGGGCTGGAAGGCGTGTCAGCTGGTCTCTGACGTCCGTACCCTGCGGTCGGCTGGCCGGCGGTGGGGGCGACCCCTGGGCACCCTCAGCGGCTCACTCAGCGCCATTGAGCGCTATGCTCTGCGCCTGCGTGACGCCGCCTCACAGGGGGACTTGACAACACTGGGTGCGGAAATGTTTGAATACTTCCGAGGAAAGATCCCCTCGGAGCTGCGCGATATTGGCAGCAAGCGTTGGAATGAATTGGCCTGACGCAGGGTCTAAGCGATTACCATAATTCTCATAGAGGCACACTCGCCGTTAAGGGCATCCTGCCACCGAGAGGAAAAACCAATGACTGACGACCCGTTCGGCAACGCTCCTGCTGCCGCACTGGGTGGCGACCCGTTCGCCAACGCTGACGGACTGATCGACCCGTTCTCACCGCTGGCCACGGGCGGCGGCCTCGGCCCTGGCCCGCGCATGGCCGACCAGGATGGTCGCCTCGTCGCACTGCGCATCCGCCGCCTGGAAGACGGCCAGAAGTACCAGGCTCCGGCGGGCGAGACGGAGATCCGTGGCGTCGTGGACATCGCGATCCTCGACGGCGGCATGATCACCGCGCCGGCTCCGAAGGATGCGCCGTTCGGCACGCCGCGAATCGAGCTGGGCATGGCTCCGATGCTGTTCAAGGGCCGTTTCTGGTCGAACAAGGGCGTACTGAACAAGTTCCCGGCGGTGCAGGCACGCTTTTCGAAGTTTCCGCCCAAGATCGGCGAGCCCATCGATTTCACGAACGCGCTGGGTGTGTACATCGTCGGCCGCGTGGGACGGATGCCGGCCAACAAGGACGTGCAGACGTTCCTCAAGCTGGGCAATCCGTTCACCGAGGCTGATCTGCCGCTGGTGAACGCGTGGCTGGCGACCAATCCGCCGGAGGAGCAGGTCAAGCAGGCTGACCTGTTTCGCACGCTGGTGGATGTCAGCCCGGAAAGCCGCGCTTTCGCGGTGAGGTGGGTGAACGAGAACCCGGAGTTCACTGCCTGATGTGGTGATGAAAATGCCCCGGTCGTTTTGGCGACCGGGGCATTTTCACGTGCTCAGCCCGCGATAATCGTCGGACCGGCGAGCGTCGGCCAGCCCTTGACGGTAGCAAGTTTCTTGCGCTGCGCTTCGGGCAACTTCATCTCCGGTGCGCCGTACTGGTCGAGGCCGGCAGCGCGCAGCCACCAGGCGTCACACTCGTTGTCGTCAACGAATTCTCGGCCGGCACGTTTGTACGCAGCCAGGATCATCGCCGCCTTGTCGGCCTTTCCATTCCCCGTGGCGAAGGCTTTGAGCGTACCGGGCGAAATATGCACGTAAGGCACCTCGGCCTCCATGAGCGCCAGACGCACCGCGCCATGCACCATGCCTTGTGTGTGAATCGAGAAACCGCGTGACAACGGAGCTTCGATCACAGCCAAGTCGATTTTCGGCCACAGGGCGGCGTTAACGGCGTGCTGGATTATGACGAGTCTACGGTCGCCGTAAGTCTCATCCAGTTTGACGACCTTGGTGAGACCATCGTGATAGGCGATTCCCGTCCCATTGAGACTGAGATCGAGTCCGATCACTCTCATTCCGTTTCCTTCCTCAGCGAAGACTGACCTCGGTCGCGCCGGGGCAGACGCGATTACATTCGGCCTGTGCCCATTCCTTCCGTTTTTCTGTTGTCATGTCATCCCAATTGCTCGGGACGCGCACTGTCGTGCTTTCCATTTTGTTTTTACCAGGCCGACGGTACTTCAATGTCATGAGGTCGCCAGGACGCGCCACGGATTCCCTTTCTCGATGAATCGGTTCACCCCACTCTTCAGGGTCATTCCGATGTTCGAAGTAGTATTCGGCCCATTCGGTCTCAGGTGCGTCGTCTGCCGGTCTCGGTCTCATGGTCTCAGTCCAGTCTCACGGTCTCACAGGGTCTCAACCCTGGTCGCACGTTGAGCGCTGAGACCGCACATCCGCAGGTAGGTCTCGACACCGTCCGGGTCTCGATACTCGTCTTCCGGTGAGACCACGTGCACGAGACGGGCGAGACCAGAATTGGCGACCAGCTTGGCGCAGTTGATGCACGACGCCGATGAGACGTAGATCGTGCCGCCGTGCATTTCGGTGAAGTTGGCGCGTACCAGGGCGTTGGCCTCGGCGTGAATGCTGAAGCAGCTGTCGTAGCTCGCCCCGGTCTCATGAGACTGAGACCGGGGACACCAGTCTCGACAGTCCTCCGAGACTCGATGTCCCCGCGCCGGCCCGTTGTACGACGCGACCAGTGGCCGGTTGTCGCGCGTGACGATGACCGCGCCCACCTGCCGTTTGGTACAGCGGCTGCGGTAGGCCACGGTCTGCGCCACGGCCAGCCAGGTTGCATCCCAGGTGGGCCGGTGAGACGGCCAGGTCTCAGTCTCGATCTCATGCCAGTCGGGAGTCTCAGGTCCCACCCTCGTCCTCGTCTCCGAAATTGTCGCTGTATACGACGTCGCTGTTTGGCCAGCTCACGCGAATGATCGCCTTACTGATATCCCGGTCGATAAGTTCTGCGGTAGCTTCGTCCAGATATTCATTGTCAGGAATCTCGAAGAATTCAGGAGCCCCTTCCATGATATCGAGAAAATGGACGTTACGGCCGCGCTCAAGAATAAGATGAGCGGCGTATTGCCGCCGCTCATCTTCAGAGAAATCGGTCATTTCCTTTTCCTGATTTAGATGGAACGAACTTCGTCCAACGCCTGGGCAATCACCGGGTCGACGCGGCGAGCTCGGTCGAGCAGAATGAGCGCGGGCATGCCGAACTGATCCTTCTTTGGCCCCTTAGTCTGCCGCAGGTTCGTCAAAAGCTCATCGACGGTGCGGCACGCATACACGGTGTGCCAGTCCACCTCGGCGGACACTTCCATGCCGACCGGAATCTCGTCCTCAATATCGAGAGGATGGCACACCTGACACGGCTCCGGCATCGGCTCCTCGCAATTGATGTCGAGGTAGCGCTGAGCCAGGTCGGCAAGTTTAACGCGCACGCCATTGTCGCAGCCATTCACGGCATGGTACGTTACCGATCGGGCGATTACGTGCAAAACGTATTCACCAGAACCATCGGTCTTTCGGTAGAGCTCCAATTCGGTCCACTTCGGCTTTGCCGTTTTAGTAGCGACGTCGCTCGACGATGTGGCGACAATCTCACCCTTGAACTGAACACTGGGACCTGCGGTACGCAGTCGCACATGCCCTTCCGGGACTGGTGACTGCGCGACAGGGTGGAAAATTTCCATGTCTGTCTCCTTCCTGGGTGCATAGTACCAGCTCAGCGGGAGGAGACCAGACGAGCCAAGTGTTTACAACAGAGCGTCGAGGTGTTATCCTTGCGGCGAATGACGACCGACCAGGAATGGAGAAACGGAAATGGACACCTCGTGGATCAAACCCGGGGCCGAGGTCGTGATGTATTCCCTGGCACGCGGAATTCCGGATGCCGAATCGACGACCATTAATCGCGTGCACAAGGTAACTTTCACCGTGCATGGTTCTTCGCGCAAGTTTGGAATCAGCGACGGTTATTCGAGGGGTTCAGATAGCTGGTCAGCCGGCTACAAAGTTGTGTCGCCGAATTCCGATGAAGCCATTCGTGAGTTGCGACGCATGGAAGTGCACCGGCAGCGGCGACGCGTTACCGCCAACTACGACCGTTGGCTCAAGGACCCCACGTTCGCGCACCGACAGGCACTGATCGACGCGCTGAACAGCATCGATAGCGACGGGGAGTGAACGTGGGTACCGATCCGGCAATGATCCGCGCCACCAATGAGCTGCTTCGCATCGCTAATCACGCTGGCCTCAACTCCGAGGAATCCGCTCACGTGTCGACCGACGCAGCGAAAGGGAAACTTGTTTCCATTGTGTCGGGGATTAATGTCGAGCAGATGCGAGTGGCGGTGCTGAAGTTTTTCGAGGGCCGCGTTCCTGTCACTGCAAATATAGACAGTACCGGCCGATTCCTGGTCGTTGTTCAGCCGTACCGCGAGTGAAAGGCATATCAATGGAGGGAAGTTACCAATTCATTGCTTCCGCGCTGACGAAGAAGTTCGATTACCCCGTGTCGCGGCAGCAAGTATACGCCTGGTGGCGGCGACGCAAGCTCAACGGCTTCCCTCAGGAGATTGCCAAGCAACCGGTACGCAACTTTGACCTTGACGAGGTGGTCACGTGGTATGACCTCAACTACCCCGAAGCCCGAAGGGAGCGGTTGAGGTGTCAGAACGAGGCACGAAAGACGAAGCGGTCGGCGACGACACCGCCGAGAGATTCAGGCGGATCTACGACCACCTAAACGCAATCGCCATCGAAGTTACAGAAATTCGCCGGACGCAGATCATGATCATGTCCGGTGTCGAGCTTGGCGCGCTCACGGATATTGATGACGATGAGCGACGGTTGGATCACGAGTTGCATCGTCTCGAAAAGCTGCTCCAAGCGCACGCGGAGTGAGTGTTTACAGGATCTGGAACGTCTGCTAGGCTGAAGCGGAACCGGAACGGAACAAGAACCAGAAGGAGCTTTGTCGTGCTGGATAATGAGTTTTCTATTCTCGACCCCGAGGAGACCCGTGCCGCGATTGCCGAGGCGAGCGAGCCGGACGCCGTCGAGCAGGTTGACCGTACCGCCGTTCTCGATGCGGTGGAGCGTGCCGACGCCAAGCTCGTGAAGTCGGGCGAGGTCGAGCCGCCGAAGCGCACCGTGCCGCGCCGTCGCGTGACCAAGGTGGAGCAGAAGCACATCGCGCAGGACGCGCTCGCGCACGGCATCGCCACGGTTCTCGGCTACTGGCGGGAGGACGCGGTGCTGACGCAGCGTCTGACCGAGGCTGGCATCGACCGAGAGCAGTTCGCCGGCATCATGAAGCAGCAGGCCGATCGGGCGGTCAGGGCGCTCGGCTTCACGGAAGCGTGGTCCGCCTGATGCGCCAGATCAAGATCACCGACCTGGACAATGATGCAGAGTTCATCGTGTTCAGCGACGGCAGCGACGCCGAGATTTCGGAGCTGCTGGATTCCCTGAATTCCGCCGGCTGCTTCGTTGCCGGAGAGGTGGAGTGATGGCCGACCAGGAGCAGGAGCTGCGCGACATTGCCGGCGATATCGTCGAGGATGTCGTCGCTTCGATCGGCCGCGAGGAGGTAATCGAGAGCGCGCGAAGCCTGGGTCACAAGGATTTGACCAAGGACGAGATCGACACGATTCTCGACACCATTCACCACGTCGAGCTGACGATACAGTATGACGGGCGGCGATGATCGGCGAGGACTACGTCGGCCGGATCGTGTACACGGAAGACGGTTTCACGCGCGGAAAGATCGTTTCAATCGTCAGAACTCGTACCGGCGATGTTTCTCGCGTGAACGTCGAGCTCGACAAGCCCAACGCGGCCGGCGAAACCCACGTCCAATGGTTCTGGGTGGACTGCAAGCTCGCCTGACAACTGAAAAGCAATCCCCCGCCCCGTGGCACCGGGGCGGGGGATTTGTACAACATGCACCGTGTCGTGATGAGTTGTGCTGCGAGCTTACACCGCCTTGTCGGCCAGCTTGATCGCGGGCGTGAGGTTCTGGCGGAACATCAGGCCGAGGACGGCACTGGCTACGGCGGTAACCGCACCAATGACCGTGGGCGGCAGGTTGAGCCCAAAGGCAGCCGCCGCCTCGGCGATGGTGGCCAGTGCGCCCGTGACAATCGAGACGGCGACCGGCCGCGCCATGACCGCTGTGACGATCGCAGCGAGTGCCGTCGTGATGGTCGTCACGGCAGCCGTCTCGGTACTGTCCAGATTGAGCAGGAAGGCGAGAACCGTGGCGATGCCGCCGTTCACCGCCCAGGCGACGACCGCCGGCTCGTAGGCCAACAGGTCGCGCAACTTCGACCAGAGGTTCATCGAATTCCTTCCGGGTTTATCCAGGGTTTAGGCACGAATGCTAGACCACAAAGGCTTTGTAATCAACATAGCGCGACAGGCGCTGCAACGTCGACAGGTGAATACGATACGAGCCGTTGTCGCCCCAGCTGTTGCTCCACGAATTGCGCACACGGACAATGGAGTTTTCCAGGTCGAGACGATGCGGCGTCGCCCAGGTCAAATGTTCCGCCGCACTGATGCATGTTTCGTGACCGCCGGCAACGCCAGAATTCAAAGCATTCTGAAGATCTTCGACAGAACCACTGCCGTCCACGAAGCCATCCGAATCCGGCTCCATCCAGGCATTGAACCACGGCGAGCCCATAATCACCGTACCGGCCTGGAGCAACGACACCATGCCGTGTACGTCGCCTGTGGTCTTGTGACCCTTGATCAATCCCTGCGTTTCCAGCTCATGACACACGTACAGACCGGTTGAGCCGCAATCCGTGGGCGGCCATTCTTGCGACGGGTCACCCGTCTGCCAGGTGACGGAATGGTAGAGCCTGATAGCGAATTTCTCATTCGCCACAGCGTCGGTCAGCGACAGGCCGGCATCTACGACCGCTTGAGGGCCGATCTTGCCATTCAGGTGCTCCGCCAGCGACACCGTTCCCGCGTTGCAGGTGCACGAGCCCAGGGCATCAACGTCAGTCGCGCCGGCCACGAGCTCGCTGGTGTGAATTCCCTGCGCGAACAGGTCTTCCTGATCAAGCACCGGAACCGGCGGCTCATGATCCACTTCGACCAGTGGTTCACCGCGATGGAAATGCAGAGTTTCCATGCGCAACGGCTCGGCTACCTGATAGCGACCGAACTTGGTGTGACCCACGCTGCTGTACGTCATACCTATCGCCTCGTTCCATTGGTGCAATTACGCATTGTTTTCGTCACCAATTCCAAGGTGACTATGTACAGCATCAAGTTTTTCGGAATGTGCATTCAGCTTCTCGTCATGCTTATCTTGTTTATCGGTGATCAGGTTCTGGCCGACCATGATCACGCTGAGCATGACGAGTTGAATAAAGGTCTGCGATACCCATTGCACGTAATCGGGAAGTCTGTCCGACCCGTACGGAAAACCAAGAATGGCAAGACACACGAAGATGTAGGCACACCACATCGTGCCCACCATCTCCGTGATCTTGACGGCGAGCCAGTTATTGACGCGCTTCATTAGCTGGTCACGGCCTTGATATCCCTGACGCCCTGCCCCTCGTCGGTTACGCGCCATTCGGTAGGAATAGCCACATTAACCGTGCCGATGGCAGGCGGCGGCGGAGGAGTAAGGATTGCATTTTCGCGCGCTGCCTGAAGGGCGCGACGACGCGCCAGCGTGTCATCGTCAATCTGGCCAATCGGAAGACCCTGCCAGGTGCCGCTGGTCAGTTGAATCTTGGTGTCCTGCACATGGTCCTTGCCGACCCACACGAGCCAGTTTCCCATGGTGCGCATAGGAATCAGGTCACCGCACATGTCGTCCTCCGTGATTGCGAAAGGGGTCGAAGTGAGCCAGCCGTCGACAACGGCGGACAAGTCGTAATGGCCCCCAGAGCCTTGGCCGTTTGGCCCGTACTGCGGGTCGGCGTATTGATGAAAGACGGTGGTGATTCCGTTCAGGGTTTCCTGTACGGGGCCCGACCCTGGATAGGCGGCCACTCCGTACTGGGGGTGAGGTACGCCGGCCGCCACGAATGCCGCCTGGAGTGCGCCCCACTCGGCCAGGCCGACGTACACGGTTGGCTCGGCGTCACCACGGGCTCTCTTGGCCTCCACCCATGCCACCGCCTCGGCCGCTGTGGCATCCCCCGCTTCGCGATCGAGGACGTCGGCATCGAGCGTGGAGGCCAGGACGGCGCAGCGCACGTGGATCGACCCGGGGAACCGGGCCCAGGCGTCAGGTGTCCAGGCGCTGGGTGGCGTGCCCGCCGGCCCGAAGTGGCCATCCACGTACCCCAGGACGTAATCCCACGGCTTTCCGGTCGCCGGATCATTAACGGGAATGTCCGTCGGCGTAATGCTGTCGACCATACGTCGGGTCATGAGATCAACCCCCTGACGTAGATTTCACCCTCGAAATCGGAGACACTAAGGACATGTTTCCCGCCATGGCCGCGATGGTGAAAGACGCACAACAGCTCAAGATTGGTAGCACCGTCGATCCACGCCCCGATACCAATGGAGCTAACGCCGGGGTAATCTTTTTCCAGTAGCGTCAGATCGACGCCGTTCTGTAGCGCAAATTCGATGTGCTGATGATGACATTCCAACGGCTTCGACAGATCGCATTCCGAAGTGTCGCCATTACGGTGCTCCATCGCGAAGTCGCAATGATACGTGCCATCCTGACGGCGACGGCGCTTATACTCGTCGAAGTCACTTTTGTGCGGATCGTGCTCTCGCGGTTCATGCTCTGGAAAGTGAATCACGTACCGGTGCGTTTCGACCTGGTCGTGCGCTGCCACGGAATCGCTCATGACCGTCCCCGTCTCTCCAGGTTCGTGACTCGTGTATTCATGTCATCCACGAATCGCCTGACGTGAGTCAGGTTGCCATCCATTCGGTGCACGATGTCTTTAATGGACTGGCCGCCGTTGTTGTTGACTTCATGCTCAACAACAACAAGACGACCGTCAATCTTGGCTAGTGCCGCATCTTGGTCCGACAAACGTTCCATGACGCCTGGCCTATGCGGCACTCCTGGCCTAGCTTTGGTGCCGTTCCAATCTTCCATGAATTCGTCAAACCTGGTACTAAATCCGCGCACTTTGCGCAGTACCCACGCGGCCCCACCAAAGAATGCTATCGACCCTGCGCCCAATGAACCGATGATTGTAGCTATCGAGGTGACGTCGGCCATTCTGCACTCCCTCGTGGGACGGATTTCGCTTACACGTACTGCTGTGTGAAGTTGGAATTCTGGATTACCTGGAAAAAGCTGACCAGTGACGGAGTGGACGTACCGTAAGCCGGATTGGACACAAGCCAGTCCGTGGGGTTGACCACCGTCCCGGAGGGAAAGTTTTCGCCGCCGGCCTGGTAGATCACCAGAATGTTAGAAAGAGCGCAGGTGTACACATGCCATCCCGTGCCGAGGGCGGTAATGACTTCAGCGGAATTACTACCGGTGTACTGAAGGGCTTGCACGGTACCGGCAAATGTATGGTTCGTGATCATTAATTGATCTCCTACACGTGAATCCAGGCGACGGTAAGGGAAGGTCCAACAGGTGCGCCAACAACGTTGGTCAGGTTGCCGCCCGAAGTTTGAGACACTACAACTTCGAGGTAATCGCCGATGTTCATGAACACGTATGTGGTGGGGGTGGCGAAAGTACCCCAGTTGGAGGAGCCGGTAATGCCTTGCGTCACGGTCGACTGAATAAATGCGCCATTTTTCTTGATGGCCACGCTTCGGTAGCCGGTGGCATTGATACCGAAGCTATTGTATGCATTAGCTCTGTACCAGCCGGCTACCTGCGCCGTGTAACGTGAATTGTTCACACTATTGCTGTGACCGTTGTATGTGTCAATCAGTGTTGAATCGAAACTCAGCGTCGTGTCGCCAGTGCCGGTGGGAATCACCTGACCTGAGTTCTGATAAATCAGGGCGATGGGCGGATTCTCCAGAAAAGAGATCCCGCTGTAGTAGGTATTGATGTTGTCCGCAGTGGCAATCTCGCCGACGGCGAACTGGTGCGGAACAGGAACGGTAGCCATATCGCTTTCGTCCTTCGTCGGCGAGATTTACCAGTTAAAGACATTTCCGGCATCAAGCTGCCCTCGCACTGAGTCATTCAGTGTGAGACTCATCAAAGCCAGGGTGGCGATTGCTGTGGGCATGAGATCGAATGTGACGATCCAGTCGCCATTAGACCAATCAATATCGTGATGAACGCCGATGATAATGACGTCCAACGTGATCTGATTCGCACCCACGGGTCGACGATTGAAAATCACGCGGTCGCCAATATCCAGCTGCAACAGCGTGGAGAACAGCGCCGGCGACCTGCCGGGCGTGAACTTGATTTGCTGCACGCGCGGCTTCGGCTGGGCATACTGATTGCCCATCCAGTTGGCCAGGTCTACCGACTGGGTGATCTGGTTGAACAAACTGGTCAACTGCTGGGTGCGGTCACCGTATTGGTTGATCGACGACAGTTCCTTGACGTAGATCACCGGACTGCTTGTCGAGGTCTGACCGAATTCCGGCGACCCCTGATGAGTGACCCGAATATCGTTGTAGACATACTGTGGGTCGTAATCGAGCTCAACGTCGATCAGGTACGGCAATTCGCCAGCTGCCGTGTTCTCGCCAAAAGTGGCCTGAACGCCGCGATCAAGAATATGGTTACGTGTTTTGTAAACCATGTAACCGTTCTTGTCGATGTACAGCAGCGCACGTTCCGTGTCCGCAACGTCGCCGATTGCGGCCCCGACGTTTTGACCTTCAAGACCAACCGAACCGGCGAGCTGACCGGTCGAAGCGTCGTAGTACACCCGATGCGGCACTGTCCACAGCATGTACGACAGATATCGGGAGACACGCCAGTCACCGAAGTCATTGGCCATGCCGTTAATGCCGGTGAAGTTGTACGTGACTACCCGACTGAATCCCAATGCGCGTGGATATACCGCAACGTGGCTGATGGCCATGTTGGAGTAATAGTTGTTGGTGAAGTCATCGGTCTGACCGCAGAAGCTGAATTGGTTCCAGACGTTGGCCATGGTGTCGGCACCAGTCAAGATTTCCGCATTGCCGATATACAGCGTGTATTGCGTGTCAAAGAAGACCAGCGACATGGGAACAACTTGATTGGCCCAGCCGGCGGCAGACGACGGTACGTGGTCGGTCATGACGCCGGTATTCACGTTCCAGGTTGACACGTGAATACCGGTTCCGGCGTCCATCCACACTTGAATAATCGGGCCAGTCGGACCAGTAGCGGTGAAAATGGCGGTACGGGCATTTACTGTCACCGGTCCCGTAAACGGAACCTCCATCCACCATGTGACGGTCACGCCTACGTCGGTCGGCGGCAGTGGCGTGCCGCTGTAGGTCAGCGAGAAGCCCTGGCTCCCCTGGCTGGACAGCAAGCCGCTCAGGGCCCAGTTCGTACCCGCGTCGCCGACCAGCTTGATCGTGCCGTCGCCGAATGCCTGCGTACCCGAGCCCGCCCCGCCCGCTGCCTGTGTAACCTGAAGTGGCGTCGAATTGCCCATAACGCCAATATTGATGGCTGTGGTGGAGCTATTTCCGTCTCCGCAAGGCCAATATCCCGCCGGCCCGTCAATAAGACGTTCCCCCTTGACGACGCTCGGCATACTGCCAACAAACATGGCCCATGCATCCACGCCGACTGCGTTGACTTCACCCCAGTGTGGGTCCTTCCACACCTCAGGCCACCGTTCCATGTAACCGACAAACAGGGAGTAAATCTTGCCCTGCCAAATGGCGGTCAATCGAATCGGAGTATATGCCTGAATTGTATAGGGGCTTTGCGGGTTATTGGGTGTCAGATATCCGTCGTCATTGCGCAATACGAAATCCGCGGTGCCGGCTTGCAAGCTGTTCAGCTCGTACTGCCGCCCACGCTGGAAGTTCACCGACAGTAGGCGCGTAGAAATGTCGACGTATTGCAATTGGTCCGGTGGCGTACTGGAGGCATAACCGAAGGCGGCCTCCAGCTTCACGTACGGCCACTGCGAATTCACCGTGGCCGGTGCCTGTGGATTAAGCTGCAATCCTACGATTGTTTGACTGAGATCCAGCAGGTTGTTGTTGGCCTGACTAAGAGACAGTCGTCCAATGTAGGTGCCGGCACTCGTGGGCGGCGAACCGTTCTGACCGAATGTTGGAGTTGCATACGCCGCCCCGGGCGGCGCAATGGCAGTAAACGCGGTGTTGGCCCACGCACTGGTAGGAAGCGTGAAGTTAGAACTCGCCGCCGTCGAAAGTAGCGTTCGCCCGGAGTTCAGCCACTGGATGGCGAGAACGTTGCTTGCCCAGCCTACGGGCGAATAGAAGTATCCCTCCACTGTGTAGTTCAGGCCCGGCGTCACCGCAGGCGCGGTCGCCGTATTCGCGTACATGTTTATCGCGCTAAATCCACCGGTCGGCTTTAGGAATGCAGAGTTGTTGGTAGCGAGACGTGTATCTTCAGAAAAATACGAAGGAGTTGTAAATCCAGTAACTGAAGTAATGCTTGCATTAGTCGCGGTCCAGCCGGTCACACTTGCCGCGAAAACCGGATTGTTGTTCAGTGGATTAATGGCATAGAAAAGGGGAGTCGATGCGCCGCTGGTTGCGGGCTGTGCGCCCACTTTGATGTATACGTCGCCTTCGACGGTTGTGTTGTTGGTCGTACCCCACGACGAGCTGTACGCCTGGTCCCATCCATTCAGGTGTACGAAATCGGTCGTCCATTGCTGCGACCGCTCGGCGGCGGCCATCGACACAACGAAATCCGCCTGCGAGGGTGTCAAGGTCAATGACGAGGTGGACGACTCATTAGTGAAGGTAGCGGCGAGGGTATCGGCGGTCAGCCACGTTGGCATGTTGTTGACCTGCCAGATGATCGAGCTCAGCGCGGTGATCGGACCCAAGGGGGAAATGGCCACTTGCGTCGTCGAGGCCGAAACGTTTGGGGCTGCCCAGATGGAGCACTGCGCCGTCGAGCTCCATCCCTGGGTCTTGTTGAGGGTGACCTGGGCGGCGTAAAAGAAATCCCATGCGTTGGGGCGATTGAACGCTCCTACACCCACCGAGGCAAATACGGCCCCCGTCGGAGCCTGCGCCAGATTGGTGACCTGAGTCCATTCCCCCGGGGGTACATAGGTGTAAGGGCTGCCGATGCTGGTTGAAATATTGGTGAGCGACGAGTTGTACCACAGGATTTCCGCTGCGGTGGAATCGATACCCGTCGGAGAGTACAGATAAGCAGATGCCGCGTAGAACTGATTGGGAACAACGCTGACCAGGTGACTCGTATCGAGTCTCAATGTTACCGCGCTGGATGTTCCATTGGGTGTGACACGAATAGACGGGAAAGTGTTGTACGTCTGGGTTGTCGAAGACGAAAACGTGCCATTGGTTCCCGTCCAGCCCGTCAATGCCGGGGTTACAGTGAAGTACGGATTCTGGTTCAATACGCGCGGCTGTGATACACCGGCATTCGATATGTACCATACATTGGCCGGGGTCGGCGGCGATGATCCACTGACCGCAATATTGATTGACGCGGCAACGGCATTCGCCACGGGCGCGGCCAGCGTGGTGACGTTGGTCCATTTCTGCGCGGGAATGGTGTTGTTTACACCCGTAGTTGTGGAGAGAAGGGAGCCGGACGAGTTGTACCAGTTAATATCGACGCGTGAAGTAGATACGGAGTTTGTAAACCATACATAGGCGCTTCCGGATACCAATCCGGACGTGAAACCCGAAATGCTCACATTGCCTGAAGCGACGCTAACGGTATTACTCGTGCCGTTGTTAACAACCTTGCCCGAATACGGGTTATTGCCATACGTGAAACTAGAGGTCGCCGTAAGCGTCCCATTGCTCACCGTCCAGGGTGCTATCACCCCGTTTTGGAAACTGTAGTTCTGATTCAGCAAAAACGTCGTTGGCGCGACAACGGGAGGCGATGTCACCAGCGGAACCCAGTAGTTTCCGGCATCGTCGCCCACGGCCACGGTCGTAGGGGACTGGGTAATGGCATGCCAGCCCGTGAAACAGAACATCCAGTTGCCGCCGGTGATACCGGTAACTCCGATGTTGAGCATCTGGTTGGCCGGCGGTGTTGAGGAGTATGTGTCCGATACCGACCATGCACCGTCGTAGACTTGAACAACTTGCGGAACGGCCACTTAGACGGACCCCCTTCCGAACAGCGACAGTCCGTCCGTCGGATTGCGGAAGTTATAGCGCAACGTCTGCGTTTGATTGAGGCCCTGAAGTTGCCGCTCAGATACAACAGAACCTGCGACGTTGTTGTTAATGACGAGAATGCCGCCACCGGCACTGAGACCGCTAGCACCACCGATACCCGCCGGTAGTCCCGATACGTTCACACCGCGATATGCATCCGAATTGGTAAGTGCGCCTCCAATATGAGCAATCGCATCATGAATCGCAGGCATCCCGTTGATCATGCCCATCGCAATACCGGTCGTCAGATGCACACCAACCTCGCGCGCCATTCGGCGAGAAGGCGAACCGTGTTCGAATGCGGCTTTGAATCCGGCGATGACGCTATCCGCGAAACTGTTAATCTGATTCATGAGCCAGGTCCAGCCATTCCAAATGCCTTTGGCGAGACCAGTAACGAGGGAATACCCAGCATTAACGAGCCAGTCCTGAGCTTTGACGAAAAACAGACCGATGCGACCCGGCAATTGAATGAACCAGTCCCAGAGCCCTTGCTCGCTCTGTTTGATACCGTCCTGGATTCCTCGGATCAGGTCAGCGCCGTTGTTCACGAGCCACTTACCGATATCCGACAGGATGCCCTGAATCCTGCCATACAAACTCTTGAACCAATTGATGACATTCTGATCCTGCTGATTGATGCCGTCATTCAGGCCCTTGATGAGACTGTTTCCATCGCCCAGCAGCCAGTTTCCAATGTCTGTCAGAATGCCCTGGATCTTGGTCGGCAATGTACGGAAGAAGTTGTACACCGATTCAACGCCTTGCAAAATCCCCTTGTCAAGCTTGTCCATGATGTCGTAGCCACCTTTGACCATTGTGCCGGCGAGATAACCAATCTGCTCGCCGATCACAGTGGGCATATGTTTAAAATAGGTGACGACTCGACTTCCACCGTCTTCGATATACTTCAGGAAGTCATCCATGGCCTTTTTTGCGCCTGTTTGCAATTCCTTGCCGAAATTAGCTGCACCGGTATTGGCCTGAGTACCCAGACCGATAACCCATTTTCCGAACGACATGATCGCGGAATCGATAGTGTCCGGAAGTTTTCCGATCCAGCTAATGGCGGACGCGACCCAATCGACCACATCGGAGAAGCCCTTGACGATGTCTTTAATGCTTCCGGCCAGCGCGTCCAAGAAGCCGGCGGTAATCTTGGCAGCTTCGATAAGACCAGGCATCGACTGCTTGACAACCTGAGTAAGAACGGGAATCAGGGGTCCCAGGGAAGTCCAGATACCGGCAAACGCTTTAGATACATCCAAAAGGCTCGGAATGAGTTCCGGGAGAATATCAATAATGCCTTGCAAAATGGAACTGACGAGATCGGTCAACGGCGGCAAAAGCGGTAACAATGCGTCAAGGGTATTCTGGAACGATTTGCCCAATGCATCGCCCAACATGCTGGAGATCTTTTCGATCTGCGGCAGCAATGGCTCCAGCGCCTTCATCAAATCGTCAAAGGCGGTCAGGGTTACACCAAGCGCGGGAGCAAGGATTTTCAGCGCGTCGACAAGCAGCGAACCGGCAACCTTGATGAAGTCACGGAAAGCGTCGGCCAAGGGTCCAAAAACTGGTGTCAGTGCCGAAATCGAATCACCGATCACGTCAACGATGTTCTTGAACGCGTCACCAACGGCGGTGTTCTTAGATACACTTTCCAGCAGGTTGTCCAGCATCTTGAACAAATTGTTCAGTGCCGGTGCCATGATATTGCCGATAGTAATGGCCGTGTTTTCGAGCTGCGCTTTGAACTGTGCAAAGGAGAAACTAAGATTTCCCTGAATTTCAGAGAAGCCCTTGACGTCGCCATTGGCATCGGCCGTTGCCGCGCCGACGGCTTTGATGGATTCAGCCAGAGTGTTGGAGCCGTCGCTGGTCGTCTCCAGAGCGGCCTGCAAACCGGGCGACGTGCCGATCAGTTTCTTCATCGCCTCGGGAACCGTTTGCCCAATGGCGGCGGCACCCTTTTCAGCGGTCTGGCGGAGCCATTCCAAGGTGCCGGCCAGACCCTGATCACTCAGGTGCTGCTGCACTTCGTCCGACGTGATGCCCAGCTGCGTAAATTCCTTGGTCATCTGCGTCGTAGGCGCGATCAAACTCTTGATCGCGGCGGCGACATCCTGTGCCGCACGCTGTGCCGTGGTGCCGTGCGCCGTCATTGCTGCTTCCACGGTGGCCACGTCGGCGAAACTCAAATGGACGGCCGAAGCGATAGGCAGCACTGTGGCGAGCGACTTCGAGAATGCATCGAAGTTCGTCTTACCGAACGAAATAGCCTGAACCATCTGGCTGGTAATATTGGCCGCGTCACTGGCCTTCAGGTTGTAGTCCTGCATGACGGTTGTCACCGCATCGGCGACGTGCGTCAAATCCGCACCCTCGTCTTTTGCGCCCTCGGCGGCGGCTTTCATGACCGTCAGGCCATCAGCGGCGTGGTATCCGGCCGACTCGATCGGGTACATGGCCTTGGCCATTTCGTTGGCTGTGAAACCAACCTGGGTGGCCATGTTCATCAGACCCTCTTTGATCTGATCCGTAGCCGAGGACGATTCGTTGGCGCTGGTCACCAGTCGGGTGACGGAAGCCTGAAAATCGCCGGCCATGGTGGCGCTCGCGATGGCCACGGTGCCGATAGCAAGACCGGCCTTTTCGACCGTGGCACTGAGTGCGGCACTCGCGCCACCCATTTCCTCCGACGAGGCTGCCGACGCCTTGCCGGCCTCGGCGCTCGACGCGGCGGCAGCGTCCATTGAAGCGGCCGAAGCGTCGGCAGCCTCAGCCATATGCTCATACGCGGCAGCGGCCTCTTCAGACGCCGCCATGATGGAGGTAGCAGCATCTTCCGTCGCTGCTGCCGCGTCGGTCATGGCTACCGCCATTTCCTCGGAAAAGACTCCAAGGTTTGCGGAGGTCTCTTCCAGGGCGGTGTCGAATTCCTCCAGGGCGGCAATGGCTTCCTGGAGGCCCGCGATCCATTGGGCCGTGTCAACGACGAGCTCAAGAATGGCGGGAGGCAGAACTTCAGCCACGATAGACCATCCCTACAATCACGTCGATCGCGGCGTCATATGCCTCCGCTGCGGCTTCATTCCAAGCGGCTTCGAGATAAGGGCGAGCCGGGGTCCGCGTGGCGCGATTGCGACCGGAATAGCCGCCGAACTGATGAATTCGAGCGTATGGCGCGGTACCGCCGACAACGGCAGTGCCATCTCCGGTCATCCTGGTGACCACACTGCCGGCCAGTCGCCCCGAGATCATGGACGGCGGAGTGCCGGGAGCCGATGGGGTCGGCGTGCCCGGCGGGTGCGACGACTTGGACAGCTGCGCCTGGACAGCGCGTGCGGTGACTTCGCCCATGGCCAGCGCTGCGCCGTCCGCAGAGTCGACCCCCGCGAGCAGCATTTCTTGCAACCTCGCCAAAGCTTGCCCAGCGCCGGCCATGGTCACCTCCCCATGCGTGTGTTCTGCGATTTCGCTTCGGCTTTAGAGAGGAATTCCTGAGCCTCGTGAACCGCTTCCTCAATCAACGGAAACCACGTTTGAACGTCGAGTGGCGCTTCTTCGACTTGGTCCGGCGTCCAGCCGTACGTTTTTGCGAAGAAGCGCCACACCAACAGTTTTGGGTCCATGTCTTGCGGGAGCGGAATGTCTTGCCAGCCACGGCTCACGAAGAAAGAGACGAGCCGTTTCTGGCTTTCCCTCAGTTTGGGACCTTGCTGCTCACCTTCTTAAAAAGGTGCTCAGTCTTTGCGTGCAGTTCGTTGTAGTCGTCGATATCAAGTTCCTCGACGGCTTCCGGGCCACCCTCGACCGACGGAATGGGCGCGTCGAACGACCATTCCGTAATGACGTTGGCGAGCAGGGCATCACGCATGTGATACTGAAGATCGCCGCTCAGTTCATGCTTGTCCTGAATGTCTTGCCCTGCCGTAACGAAAAGGCGGACGACACCCTGAACCGCGCTCTTGTCCTTGCCCTTGAGGTTTTCGCGAACCTCGACCCAGTTACCGCTGGGCAACTCGATACGCATAGCGACTCTCTCTCGATTAATACGGCGCGTAGTTGTTGGTGACGATGACCGTCAACGGACCGAGACCGCCAGAACCGCCACTGTTGGACGTGTTGGCCACGGCCTGAATGCTGTCGTCGTAGCCGACCAGCACGCCGGAACGAACGATCTTCGACTTCACGAACGCCGCCTGCGCGAAGACGAATGTGTAATTGATGTGTGACGTGCCAGCCAAGCCATTGTCGACATTGATGACCACCGACGGCTGAGTGTTGTTCAGGTACTGCAAAAGCGCCGTCTCGTCGTAGGCGACGGAGAAGTTCAGCGTTCCCGTGGCGTCCAGCGGTCCGCGCGCGATGATGTACGGGTTCTGGAAGCCCTGATTCGTCCAATACACCTGAAGCTGACGCTTGATATTGACGGCCCACTGGCCAATGTCGTAAATCGCCGAGGTGCCGATCGTGATATTGGTACGCCATGCCGGAACAGGCACCACGAAGTTCGTTGAATTAGTCGGCGTCGAAGCGGCTGCCTGAGAAAGCCAGCTGTTGCCCGTTACCTTGCCCATGAACAGCGCTTCAGCATTGCCGGTGAAGTCGAGCTGTCCGACACACAGACTCGGGTACGACCGTGCGCCGACTGTGGTCGTCAACGCGGTGTAGTCCGTCGCCGTGTGCGTCGGCGGCTGGCCCGTACCGCTATTGAGGATGTTGAACCGGTGTGTATACGACCCTGTGACGGTTTGTACCGTGGCGTTATTTGCGTGATTGAAGCGCAGTGGGTAGCCAGTAAAAGTGATCGAGTTGCCTGTTGCTGCCGACAGCTTGACCACCTCGGCGAGGGTGCCGACGTCGATCTGTACGTTCTGGTTGGCGGCAAATCCGGCAGTGCTCGCGACGGTGACGTTGGTGTTGCCGGCGGACGACGCGGCTGACGTGTTCGAGCTACCACCGATAGCCGGCTGTCCACTGGTAGACAGATCACCGAAGGCGTTGTCGAGGAAGTAGCCGTAGACGTCACCGAAAACCGGACCACCGTAGGAGAACGACGCATCCGTGACGCCTGCGATCTCCTGGTAGATCAGCGCCATAGAGCCGCGAATGGCCTCGTCGGGCAGGTATTTAACAAGGTCTTCCGGCTCGTACGTGCCCTTGTCGAGAGGAATCGTCACGACTGGCAATACAGGGTTGCCGACGGTCGTTTCGCGTGCAAACCCCAGCCACGTCTTAGTGGAGGGCGAAACGAAGGATGGAATGTTGCTCACTGAGCCCCTCCAGTCTGTGCGGCACGGAAATACCGCCGGTTGGCTGAGGTCACACAGCTCCTCTCATTAGGCTGCGAATACCTCGCTGATAACACAGGTAATCAGTGCGTCATAGCGATTGAAACGTTCATCAGCTACCGCACGGACGGTCAATTCGTAATTCATGTCCTCACCGATATCGATGAGGTAGCTTTCTCGGTTGGTCCACGGATCGAGCAACACGGGCGTCGTATCGGGTGCAAGACGCAACGTCTCCATGACCCAGTCCACCATGCCGGGAAAAAGCGTGTCTGAATCGGGGTCGTCGTCTTGGCCCCACCAGACCAGGTACACATCGAGGCGATGTGTCTGCGTTTTCAGGCCGGAAGGGGAATTCGGTCCCGTCGCACGGGGAATGGTGCCACCGCGTCGAGGGTCACGATTCTCTTTGCCGCGACTGGGCCATACGTATCCCTGGGGAATGTTGGCTTCGACGTTGGGGTCCGGCGGGGTGATTTGACACGCCAGAGCGGGAACGCCGGTAAATGGCCACGCCAGTCCATTGAGCAGGTTTTTGACGTATACCTGGGTGGTGTTGATAGGCATCGCGCATCACCCCTTCTTGCGTCTGGTTCGGCGACCCTGCGCATTGTTGCGGTGATGGTAGTTTTTGTGCACGATTCGTTTTCTGGTGTACTGGGTCGTGCGACGCTTGGCGTACGACCCGCGTTCGCGCTTGCGTTCCGTATGCTTTCGGCGTGTAAAATGTCCCGCTACTTTACGGTGCGCGAATGCGTGTCGTGCGCCTCGGCCGCCAGAATGGGCATGACGCATGCCGGCGACATGCCCACGACGGAGCTTGAATCCAGGACTGTGATGCCGGCCGGCGAGACGCCGTTTCATGGCACGCTTTTTGCGCAGCCCGCCAATACGAAGCCGGCCGCCGAGATGGAGCGCGCGGCGCGTATGTTTCTTACTCCGCGTTAAAAGCGCACGCTTGCTCGCCCTTTTCGCCAAATCGTGAAATAGCGTCGATTTGACGTACGACACTAAATCACTCGCTTGAACGGGTTGAGCAGAAGCTCAGCCTCGCCGGCCAGCTCCAACGGGCCGACACCGCCGGCCCCGCCACCAGCTCCACCCGGGATGGCCTGCACGGTCGTCGAGGTCGCGCCTCGGGTCAGCGCCATGGCGCTCCCGAACAGGATGACCGCCCAGATCACCGAGGCGGGCAGCGTGGACACCATCGTGCCGGCCGCGTGGGCGAACTGGAGGGGCGCGGACAACGTCAACGTGCCGGGGCCTGCCGTGGCGGACGCGGCCGTCACATGGATGACTTCCTGATTGCCGGAGTCATACACGGTGCCCGTCGCGCCGGTCGTGCCCAGAGCCTCGGAGACGATCGCCCATCCCGTGCAGTCATCTACGGCAATGGTGGACGCTCCGGCGCTTACCGCTCCCGTCAAGGCAGTGTGCGGCCAGCCGTTGATGTACTGGCACTTCACCACATAACCGTTGCGCCCCAAGCCCCAATTCACGTACCCCGGCGCAAAAACGATCGACTGGCCACCTTCACCGGCCGCTGACGGGGTATTCGTCCCATACAGGCCGACAACGGGGTGCTCGATGTCGTAGGCGGTGGTCGGCAGTGTCGTGTAACTGCGCGGGAAAGTATTGGGAGAGACGGCGAGACTGACGATCTGAAGAACGGGCCAGCGCTGCAAGATGAAGCGTCCATTGCCCGTTCCATTTTGGACGGTGATGCGGTAATCAGGGCCCTGTTGAATCTCCGTGTCGAGGGTTGCTCGCAACACCTGATTGCAGTACGTGTCAGCCTGCGCTGTCGCACGGGCGCAGATGTTGGCCTGCTCGGCGGTGCGCTGCGCGTCGGTGACCATGCGGCCCGGCGGAATGGTGGACCAGCTGATACCCGTCGGAGCATTGATAAGCAGCTCTGGCGTCACGTAAGGCGCGAGAGGGCCGACAGGCAGCGTCACGACGTCACCGTCCTCTGTGGAGTTATGCACTTACGGCAGAGGTAACCCTCGGCTTCGGACACCCAATTCGCGTGCTTAAGACACAATGGCGTGTGACAGTGCACGCACTGCGTAAAAGGTTGGCTGGAGGCGGCGCGTCTGCCTCGGCGAATCGTTCCGCAACGACCGCAGACGCCCCGCCTCGACATCAGCTATGCCTGCAACCGCGCCAACAGATCGTCACGGGTGCCGGTCGAATCGAGACCGCGCTCTTTGGCGAGGGCCCGCAGTTCGCCGATTTTCATGCTGGCGAACTTCAGGGTGTCCTGCGGTTCCGTAAACGGCTGCAAGCCCTGCATCTTGCGGGCCTCGTTCACCGAGGCCATATCGGCAGCCTCTTGCACCACGACGGAGTTGCCAGTTCCGGACAGTGCGGCCATCATCTTGGTCATATTATCGGCCATCTGAGGATTGCTCGCAACAATCATGCCCAAGAGTTTCTGGAAACCGTCGGCCGTTGCGGCGAGCGATGCGACCGCATTCTCCAGATTTTGCTTCTGAGCGTGCTCGCCCTTCTTTTCGGCCGCTTCGCGAAGGCGCACCTCGTCTGGAGTTTCAGGAACTTCCAGAGCGTCTACGGCCCAGTGAGGGTCACTGCGCAGATGATCCTCACACGGTACGCATTCCAGCGCCCACACCTTTGCCGGAGATCCGTGGGTCACCGGACGCGTATGCGTGGCTCCACACCCCCCGTGTTCTTTCGACAGAGCGACGCTCATGACGTCACTCCGCGCGTACAGGGTCATGTTTTCTCCTTGCGTAAATGTGGATAAATGATTTTAGCCGGTTGATACAGGTCGTACCAAGCACCGAATCCCGGATAATACATCCAGCCCTGACAGTTGTTGCAACGCCAGTGTGAATGTTCTCGCAACTCGTCACAAATGTCAGGACAAGGGATCTGATGACATTCGCCATGCTCAGTCATTAGATCCATTTGACGGAGTCGTTACGTGGATACACCGGCACGGCAAGAATGGCCATACCGCTGCTGATCATATTCACGTGCCTAATCTTGATGACGTTACGAGTAATAGGGTTCCGATATTCAGCCAGATTCGGAAACATGCCACAGGGAAGATTGACGACAGCAATGTCGTTCCAACCCTCTTCCCATGCCTTTTTGCACGCTGCGTCAAGATCGTGGATGAATTCGGTCAGCGTGTAGGGCGGTACAAGGTCATCCTCATTCTGGCCCATGCATGAACTTCCACCAGGACCGA